ATGCAAAGAGGGCGTCAAGAAGCAGGGGCCGCAAGTCGATCGCGCAGAACAGGGGACGTTGCTGTGAGTGATTGGGGAACGCTCGACCTCCGGACCCTAAGAACGATGCACAAGAACGGCGCAACCCCAGAGCAGATACACGAGGCGATCACCACGCATTCTCCCAGGGCCGTGCGCAAGAAGGGGTACGCGCTGGGGCTGTCATGGCGCCTCGCGGGCAGCAGGCGCGGCCTGGTGATCGGGCAGCCACGCAACGTCTCACTCGTCTCAGATGACAAGACGTCGACGCTGCGGGACCTGATGATCGCGGGCAAGGTCAAGTCATGCGTCGTGGTCGCTCGTCTCGCCCTGGCTGCACGTGGCGCGGAGATATGCCCCATGTGCAGCCGCAGGCCGGTCACCGTCGAGCGCACTGGCCTGTGCGTCGTGTGTCACAAGGGAGTGCTCATCGAGATCCAGACCGAGCAGCTCGCCGCCATCGAGGCGCACAAGATCCAGCAGGTCGTCTGGCAACAGAAGTCCCGATTGAAGAAGAGAGAGCTGGAGAAATGAAGCGGGAACACATGACAACTAATCGGGTGCTGCTCATCATTGTGCTCTATCACGTCGTCGTGAACATCATCGACAACGTCTTGAAGGCCCTCAGGTGACCAGCCCATTCGCCCACACCTGCCTTTGCGGCAAGCGCATCGGCGTGGGGCAGCGGTGCCCGGTGTGCGAGAAGCGGCCGACAGAGGCACAACGCTTCGCCCACAACCCCAACCGAGCCAGCTACCGAGACCCGGTCTACCGAGCCAACCGCATGGCGCGCTATGCTCTGGCCGGCGGCCGCTGCGAGTGCGGGTGCCGGATGAAGCTCAAGGGGCCCCTTTGGCCCGAGGGCGCGCGCTGGGAGTGCCACCACATCACCAACCCCGTAGGCAACCGCGACGATGTCGTGAACCTGCGATGCCTGTACCACGCGCATCACAGCCGGTACACCAAGTGATCGGAGTGTCAGAGCGCCCATATATGATGCGACGATGAGTAGATACCGGACACGGACATGCGCGGTGTGTGGCGACGACTACTCACCTACCTACAAGGCTCAGAGGACGTGCGGTCGCATGTGCGGCAAGGTGCTGAGTCTGGGGCTCAACGGACAGCGTACGGAGTTGGGCTTGCTGATTCCGTGGTCGGTGTGCCGCTATTGCGGTACCAGGTACGTGGACGTCGGCGGGAGCGCGCGGTGCGAGTGCTGGGACAAGCCAGCATGCGCGCGCTGTGGTGGACCCCGTGAGTGGAAGAAGCACTACTGCGGGTCCTGCTGGCTGGACGCATCGCTTGAGAAGCTGCGCGAGCACAGGTTGACCCCTGAGTATCGTGCCGCCAAGTGGCAGCAGAAGCAGGTCAAGCGTGCCCTCAAGGCGGGAGTCCACATCGAAGACGTTGACCCTCGTGCTGTCTACGAAAGAGATCACTGGCTGTGTCACATCTGCGGATACCCCATTGATCGTGACGCCCATCCGAGCACGTCACGCGCTGCGTCGATAGATCACGTCATTCCGATCTCCCGCGGCGGTGTGCACGCGATGAACAACGTGAAGGCAGCGCACTTCGGATGCAACAGTCGGAAGTCAAACCATTTGTCGATACCAGCAGGGGTATACCCCCTCTGATTGTCTAGACCCATTCCGCTGCAGACCCGCGTCCTACTAAAACGACACGAGCCCGAAAGTGGGAGTTTTCGCCTGAGGGAGCCGCTGCCGACACGAAACGCTTTCGCGGCTGACACGAAACGCACCATCAAGCCATGGAAACCAAGGTGTGTGACTGCGGATGCGGTCGAGAATTCGAGGTAGAGGAAGGGCGCCCGGGCAGACCGCGACGCTACTTCGCACGTGCCTGCAGGAAGCGCGCCGAGCGCAACCGACAGCAGAACGCCACGTGGATCCGCGCCTACGAGGGCGAGCTCCACATCCAGAGCGATGCGCCCACCAAGCAGATCACCAATGCGGTCGCTGAGTCCTCGACTATCGCCGCCGCCTTCCGCCGTCTGGCGATCGAAGAGCCCAATCCGCGCCTGGCCGCGGGCTGCGAAGCCATGTATCTCGAGATAATCGCCGCTCTCGAGCGCAACTTCCCCGGGTGGTCGGCATGACGAAGGGCCGCATACCCAAGGATGAAGCGACTCGCACCGGGCATCGCGCCGCCGTAGGGCAGGGCGAGTCGATCGAGGTCGCCCCTGTGTCCGCGAAACTGGTCGGCGCCGAGCCTCCGGCCGGGCTCTCCCCGCTCGCCTGCGAGGTCTGGCGGGTGTGTGTCACCGACATGGTTGCGCTCGGCCACCTCAGAGAACCCGATCTGCTGCAGCTGCGCAACTACAGCGTGCAGGCGGCGATCGCCATCGAGTGCGAGGCGACCATCGAGGAGTACGGCGCGATGATGAAGGAGCCGATCATCGCGACCGATCGGGAGACGGGAATCGCAGAGGTAGTGGGCTGGAAACTCAAGGCCAACCCCGCGTGCAAGCTGCACCGGGAGTCATCGAACACCGTGCGGCTGCTCGCCTCCGACCTCGCGCTCACGCCAATGGCACGTATCCGCGGAAACCTCATGGCCATCGCGACTGCCTCGATCGCCATCGGCATCAAGGACGACCTGGAGGCCGACCTCGAAGCCGAGGATCTGGCGCTGATGCAGGCGAAGAAGCAGCCCAAGAAGCTGCCGGCGCCCAAGAAGCCCAAGAAGACGACCGCAAAGAAGCGCGAGAAAACGACCGCGAAGAAGGACGGCAAGTGAGCGCGGAGAAGACCGCCGCCAAACCACGCCCCACCAAGAAGGCATCCCCGCGTTCACCGGCGCGCAAGCGCCTGCCGGCCAAGCCGAGATACTCAGAGCTCGGGCTGCACAAGGCACGCATGGTCGCGGCGTTCACGCGCAAGCACCTCATCCACGTCGACGGCGAGCCGCCACCAAACGGTGTCGCGTTCCAGCCGATCGAGTTCGCGGACTTCCAGCTCGAGAACATCGTCCTGCCGATCTTCGCGAACGTGGACGCGAAGGGTAAGCGACGCATCAAGAAGGTCCTCATCGGCCTGTCGCGAGACGGTGCGAAATCTGAGGTAGCGGCGTGTCTGGTCTTGGCGATCGCGTTCCTCGAGCCGAAGTACCAGGGGCAGTACTACTTCGTGGCCCGCGACAAGCCCCAGGCGCGTGCCGTCTTCAACAAGCTACGCACCATGGTGCTGCACGACCCGCTGCTGCGCCGCGCGTGCGACGTGCAGAAAGACGTCATCTACATCAAGGAGACCGGGGCCAAGTTCGAGGTCCTGCCGGGCGACGAGAAGAGCGTCCAGTCAAAGCACGCTGACGTCGTGGTCGTAGACGAGTACCACGTGCACAAGAACGACCACGTCCTCAACGCCATGACGTCGGGCATGATCGGCAACTGGGACCGTGGCGCACTGGTGATCGTGCTATCGACGGCGGGCCCGGTGCGCAAGGGGCCGCTCTGGGAGCTCATCGCCAAGTGGAAGAAGGACAAGGCCGCGCACGTCTACTGGTGCGGCGCCGACGACGAAGACGACATGCACGACCCGAAGGTGTGGCGCAAGGCGAACCCCATGCCGTGGATCTCCATGGCCGCGCTGAGGCACGCGCACGACACGCTCCCCCCGTGGGACTTCGAGCGGTATCACCTCAACCGATTCCCGTCGACGGGCAAGATGATCGCGTTCGACTCCAAGTCCTGGGACGCGCTGGCCGCCATGTCGGTCATCGATCCCGCGCTTCCGTCGTACCTGTCCGCCGATGCGTCGTTCTCCCGCGACTCGACGGCCTTCGTCCTCGACCAGGTCGACGAGGACGGCATCCACAACTGGGTGGCGTGGATCATCTACCCGGACGAACCCGGTATGCCTATCAATCGTGGGCTGATGATGTCCACGGCCCTCGACATCCTCAGCCAGTTCTACGTCGAGCGCATGATCTGCGACAAGAACTACTTCGTGCTCGAGATGATGGAGCTCGCCAACCAGCACGGCATCGACGTTGAGGCCTACCGCCAGAGCGCCGAGAACATGGCGCGCGCCTACGACGTGACCTGGTCGGTCGTCTCTTCCCAGCGCGCCCGGCACGGCGGGGAAAAGGGGCTGCGCGAGCAGGTGCTCAACGCCGCTCAGGAGCCCACCGCATACGGCCCGCGCCTCGGCAAGATCGAGGAAGCCCGCAAGATCGACGCTGCGGTGGCGCTCGTCATGGTGACATTCGTCGCCGAGTCCGAGTGGCAGCTGACGGCCGGCGGCGCGCAGGTCTCGTTCTGACGGCTGACACGCCCCGCACCATCAAGCCATGAACACATCCCTGGTCATCAAGCTCCTCGTGATCGCTGCCGTCGTCGGGCTGGCGCTCTTGTCCACTCGCGGCGTCTACCTGCACCGGATGTTGCGCAGGACCGTGGCCGTCCACCTGAAGAGCGGCACGTCCATGCGCGGCGTGCTGCAGGGCGTCTACGTCGACAGCATAGTGCTCGTGCATGCGTCGGCAGCTCCGAGCGGCGCGAAGGAGTTCACGCCTGTGGACGGCGCCCAGGTGATTCCCAAGGCGAACGTCGACTGGATGCAGGACCTCAACACCGTCGCCGCCGGGGAGGTCTCGTGACCCTCCTGCTGAGCAACGGCCTGCCTACTTCCATCGCCGAGGTCACCCCGGGCTTCTCCATGGCCCCTCGGGTGTTCTCTGATCCGAGCGACACCTACAAGGCCATGGCATACGAAGCGATCTACCGCCGCCAGCCGGCGGTGTTCTCGGTCGTGAACCGGCTGCTGTACGGCATGTCGCGTCTGCCGCTCAAGGCCTACCAGTTCGGCGAGGACGGCGAGAGCCGACAGCACGTCCGCTCCGGGGATCTCCCGACGCTCGTGCGCCAGCCTTGGCCGCGTCACTCGAGGCGCGACCTGATCGCGGCACTCGGATTCGACTTGCTGGTCAACGGCAAGTGCCTCGCGTGGAACTTCCGCGGGCGTGCCGGCATGACTCCCGACCAGGTGTGGCCGGTGCCATGGTCCTGCGTGCAGCCCTACAGCGACGCGCGCGGGATCTACAACTTCCACATCACGATCGGCGGCACCATCTACGTCGTCGACCCGCGAGATGTCGTGTATCTCGAGCTTCTCGGCGGGGGCGTGTCTCCCCTCGAGCCGCTCCGCCGCACGATCGGGCTGGAAGAGGACGCCATCAAGTGGCAGTCCGAGGCGATGCACAACTCGTTCTCGGCCAAGGCCATCTACACGACGAAGGCCAACGTCACCAACGAGCCGGTGATGAAGGCGCTGCGCGCCGGACTCGACGACCTCTACCGAGGCCCGAGTGGCAAGCAGTACGCGATCTTCGGCGAGGGAAGCGACGTCAAGCCGCTCACTGGCATGTCGGCCGTCGACCTGGACCTCATCAAGCAGAAGCAGTCCTCCATCGAGGCCATATGCGCGTGCTACGACACCCAGCCTGCGGTGCTCGGCTTCTCGACCACCGGCCAAGCGACCACCTACGCCAGCGCCCGCGAGTGGCGCCAGTCGTTCTACGTCGACGGCATCGGCCCCAAGGTCGACCTGATCGAGTCTGGCCTGAACAGCCAGCTCGTGTTCCCCGAGGCCGCATGGTCCGGGATGTTCCTCGAGTTCGACCTGTCCGCGCTGCTGAGCCCGGACAGCGAGTCCCAGGCACGCGCCGCGATGCTCTCCATGCAAAGCGCCAGCTCGACGATCAACCAGCGCCTGCGCGATCGCAACGAACCGCCCATAGACCATCCCCTCGCCGACACCATCTTCGTGCCGGCCAACATGATCCCGCTCGAGCAGTACGACCAGACGCTCGCGGCAGATATCGCCGCTACGCCCGCCGCGCTCGCGGCTAAGACCGCCGCAGACAAGCTCGTCTCCGACGCACTGACGGCAAAGGAGTAAAGACGATGGATCCTCTAATCATTCCGAAGGCCATGAGCCGCGTTGGCCGGGCGAAGCTCGCGGACAAGCCATTCCCGAAGGCGACAGGCCCCTGGTACGAGGTCGGGGCCAAGTCGGTGGATATCGGCGCGACCGTGACCGACATCTGGGTCTACGACGTCATCGGCGACGACTGGTGGGATCCGTCGCTCACAGCCAAGGAGCTATGCCAGACCATCGTCGGCATCACGACCGACGAGATAGTGCTGCACATGAGTTCCCCAGGCGGGTGCGTATCCGACGCGATCGCGATCTTCAACGCGCTGCGCCAGCACCCGGCCAAGGTGAGCGCCATCATCGAAGGCCACACCGCGAGCGCCGCGACCTACCTCACACAGGCCGCCGATCCGGGCTGCATCACCATGTACGACAACACCCTCTTCATGATCCACAAGCCGTGGACGTACGTCTTCGAGGCTGGCAATGAAGACTACCTCGAGCAGGTCATGACCGAGGTAGTTGCTTATCTGCGCAAGTGCACCTCGACGCTTCTCGGCGGATACATGGCGCGGTGCACCAAGACCGACGTCGAGCTGATGGACGCGCTGGCCGCCACCGTGTACCTGGATGCAGACGAGGCGCTCGACTGGGGATTCGTCGACACCATCAAACCAGCTCTGGAAGCGGCGGCATGCGCTCACGTCGGGTCGACCCCGTTCGCGGCCATGGGCTTCGCTCCCATCCCCGCACGACTCGAGGCGCTCGCGGCTGAAGCTGCGCCCGATAACACCGGAACCACTCCCACGAAGGTGCCGGCTGACACGCCACGCATCGTGGGTCACGTAGTAGCGACGCAATTGACGTCGAGCCAGCTGAGAGGAAGGTCCTAGATATGAGCAAGTTGCTTAAAGCTCGCCAGCGAGCCGACGCCATGACCGCCGAGGCGTCCCAGGCATGGGCTGCTGTACTGGAGGCACGGAAGGTTCTATCTTCCGCCATCATCCCTGAAGGAGCCAAGCTCGAGGATCTGCCCGAGCTCAAGGCATCCGAAGCCGCGATGGACGCGTTCGACCTTGCGTCCAAGACCGCCGAGGCCGCCGTCGCGGACTACGACCGTCTCGCCGTCGCTCTGGGCGAGAACGACGTCAAGGGCGTCATCCCCGCTGCGGTGTCGCGCATCGGTCAGGCCGCCGCTACCGTCAGTGTCGGTCGCGAGGCGCTCGACCTCGGCCGTTCGTTCACCGACAGCGACGTCTTCGCCGAGGTGAAGAAGTCCAACCCGAGCGGCCCCGGTCGCATCGGCACCACCGGATCGTCCATGATCTCCACGCGTGAGCAGGCTCGTGCCGCCATCACGCTTCCGGTCGGCGACAGCGTCATCGCCCCCGACCAGCTGCCGGGCATCCGCTCGCTTCCGCTCATGCCCGCGCTCACCATCCTCGATCTCGTGAGCATGCTCACCACCGACTCGACTCAGGTCAAGTGGGTCATCGAGAAGCTCTTCACCAACAACGCCGCCGGTCGCGCCAACGGTGCCGCCGCCGCCGAGTCCAACCTCGAGCTGGACATCGTCAAGTACGACGTCAAGAACATCTCGCACTTCACCGCCGCTCCTCGCGAGATCTTCGACGACGTCGCCGGCCTGCAGTCCCTGGTCGATACGAAGATGATCTGGGGCCTGCGTCGCAAGCTCGCCAGCCAGCTCTTCGTGGGCGACGGTCTCGGCGAGAACCTCACCGGTATCTACAACGCCGAGGGCATCGGCTCGATCGTGCGCGCCGGCGTGACCGCCGACGCCCTGATCGGCAGCATCTTCGACGCGCAGCAGGTCGTGCTCGACAGCTACGGCGAGATGCCGTCCGCCACGTTCCTGTGCCCGGCCGACTACAAGACGCTGCGCTTCGCTCGCGAGAGCTCTGCCGGCGTCGGTACCGCCACCGGTGGCTACCTGTACGGCCCGCCCAGCCAGAACAACCCGATCGACATCGACGGCGTACTGGTCCTGCGTCACCCGGACATCACCGCGGGCAACCCCATCACGGGTGTCTGGCGCGAGCTCGCCGTCTGGATGCACGAGGGCTTCAGCGTCTCGGCGACGGACTCGCACGCGGACTACTTCACCAAGCGCATGATCGCGATCTTCGCGAACTTCCGCGCGGCCGCCGGCCCCATGTCGACGCAGGCTTTCTGCGAAGTCACCCAGGCCTAGCACGACCCGCTCGCTGAGCTGACGGATTGACCCCGCCTTGCATCGTCGGGGCGGGGTCTTCCTCATCCAGCCGGCGCGTCGACAACGAATCGACCGGAAAGGGAGGCCCCATGTATACGACCAAGGAACGGATCTACGGAACGGACGGCAACGGCCGCCGCAGCCTGCTCCATATCGAGGGCGCGCGTATCTCCGACGCTCGCGCTGCGGAGCTCGGCCTGATCAAGGGCAAGGCTCCCGCAGCCACGAGGGCCACGGGCGCTGCTCCGGGGACCGAGGCTCCCGCCAAGGTCAGTTACGAGGACCTCAAGACCGAGGCCACCGCGCTCGGCCTTGAGTTCGCCGGCAACATCGGCTCGGTCAAGCTCACCGTCCTAATCGACGAGGCGAAGGCCAAGGTGGCAGCGGCCGCAACTTCGACAGTGCCGGCAGACGGCACGAAGTCGACGGTCGACGGCGTAGAGGTCACCTGGAGCGAGGCGGGCGGCCAGTGGATCCGCGACGACGATGGCGAGCCCTTCGTCAACCCGGAGCCGCAGGAGTAGGCACACCCGCGGGGCTGGTCCGCCAGCCCCGCTCGACGAGCGCACCGCACCCGCCGCCGCAGGGCCGGTGCGTTCACCGAGCGGGACAACCCGAGAGGACCCGATGAAGCACGTCGACGGACAGCCCTATTGCTCACTTCCCTGGTGCGGTGCCTCGTTCGGGGCCCCGAGCCATAAGCGCGTGTTCAGGGTCGCCGGCGAACTCGTTGAGCTCACCTACCCGTCGATGATCGAGATGCACGACGTGGTCCCCCGCTCCCAGGGCGGAGATCCCGAGGACCTCGAGAATAACGTGCCGATCTGCCTCGAGTGCCACCACGCTCACCACTCGACCGGCTCCGGTCGTCTCATCTTCTGCGGCACCGCGGTGTCTCGCGCCGACGGCCGCACCGGCACGCTCGTACTCGGCGATCGCGAAGGGTTGGATGCGCTATGAAGACTGTCCTCACTATCGCCCTGGCGGCTCTTCTCGCAGCCGGCCTGGTCATCCTCTGTGGCTCGTTCGCTGATCAGCCTGAGCCGCGTGCGATCGCGCCGCTGGACCTTGATTCAACGATGCCGGTCATCGTCCGCCACGAGACTCCGGACGGCGTGCAGGTCGCGCCTCCGGAGACCATGCCGCTCTGGAAGTACGTCGAGCAAGAGCGCGGCGGATCGGATACCGACCTTCGGCGCGCGCTCGAGTGCGACATACACGCGGGCGACACGTCACTCCATCTTACGCACGAACTCATCGACGGCCGGAGCTTCTGATGGGCGCATACATAGGAGCCGCGATCGACCTACAGACACAGCCAGATGGCACGATCCGAGACGCTGTGACCGGCGCGCTTGCGGCCATCAACCGCACTGGAAGCGTCTACGGTATCGACCCGATCACGGGCAAACTCAAGGCGTTTGGTGCCAACCTGCTTGCCGCCGAGAAGTACCCGAACGGTGGTGGCTATTGGGCGGCAGGAGAGAGTGCCGCCACAAACCGATTCATCAACTCCATGAACACTTCGGACGTGAACGCTGATGGGTTCGCGGACGGTTTCGTGTTTCAAGGCTATAACGCCACCGACACAAAGAGCCTGATTGACGCTTCGGATTTCTTGGACGGAGCGAAGTGGCAACGTATCTCCATGACGGGGACTGCTGCTCAGAGCATCTACAACGGGAGGGCGTCGATAAAGGACGTTCTGAATGGCTTGGCACTCGCGCCGAGCACCACATATTCGGTCAGTCTCTTCTACCGATATGCGCGGCAGACAGGCTGTAATCCGGGAGCGTTCTGCGAGTTCACCGACGCGGCAGGAGCGTACTACGGACTAGTGGGTGCGACATCATCTGGCGGCGCGATGGTGCTGGATAACTCCGCTACGATCAGGCGATGCACCTACACGATCACTACACCTGCGGCTCTAGGTTCTGCGGCAAAGATAACCCTGAACGTAGGCAACGCAAGCCAGTGGCATGAAGGCGACACGTTCGGAATCGACTTCACAGCCATTCAGGTTGAACTCGCATATCCGACCTCGTTCATCCCGACAACGACTGCTCCGGTTCTCCGACCATACGATCAGATAACCTACCCGAGTGCGGCGCTTGGCTCGGGTAGCCTGACGGTGGCCGTTGTCGCTGTCGTCCCTTGGAACGTCTACGGGACGTTGTTCGATTGGGTTGGCACGGGCGGCCGCGCGGTTAACGACCAGCAGATAGGCCGACAGGGTACTGGCTTCTGGGCTTGGGCGCGGTCTAACTCTCTGCCGCTTTCTGCTTCGACCATACCAACGGCTAATGTCACCGCTGGCGTTCCTCACGTGTTCGCCGGGCGGTGGGACGTGGCGGCAGGGGCAATCAAACTCTCCGTGGACGGCGTTCACAGAACAGCCTCCACTGGATACACACGGCCACTTGGCTTGGGAGTGAACTTCGGGATTGCGAACTCATCCGGCTACTTGCACCGGATGGTTGCATTCACGTCCCTGCTTTCCGATGCCGAGATAGCCGCGCTCTCTACATCGCTCCTCGCTGGCACGCTCAACGCACGACGACGACGCCCGATCTTCCGCACTCTCGGTGGAATCACGAAGGGATAGACCATGGGAACACAGACGATTCCATTCTTCATCGACAAGGCAGACGGGACGGGTATCCTCATTGGCGTCGCGGCAACCGCCACAGTCCAGTACGGTTCCGCCGCCGCCGCTTCCACTCCGGTCACGATTTGCGGAGAGGCTTACAGCGTCACAGTGGACGACACGCAGAATGCCGCCGTGAAGATTGTCGCGGCCGGAGCAACCACGTTCGGTTTCTCTATTGCCAGAGTCCCGCCTGACATGACCACAGAGGCGAAGGCAACAGCCAACAAGAACACACTTATTCAGGGCGATAACGGGCTGGCCGACATCTTGATGAATTTGGGTGTTAGAGTCGCCACGAACGCCGACAAGGGCGGGTATACGCTCACGCCTGCTTACGACCGCGCCAAGACAGCGGCGAAGCCAGAGGAAGTAGCGGTCACGGTGCCTGCGCCTGTCGTGAATCCAACGCCGGTCACGGTCAACCCGACTCCGGTGACAGTCAACCCCACGCCGCTCACTGTGAATCCCACCGTGTTGGATTCGGCGGAGCGCGCCGCGATCACAGCGGAGATCGAGCGCGCCGGTGGAATGCTTGCTGAGACCAAGGCAGACACCACCGTGATCCTCGAAGCTACGACCTTCACGGCCAACGAGGCGATGCTCACGCAGGACTCGCGGGACGTCGATGGATTCATCATCGGGATCACGACTCCTTCGGCGGCGGTCACAGCGTTTCTGCGGACTGACGTGGCTCGAGCTAACCCGAAGCGCGCCGCGACCGCCGAGACGGACGGCGACTGGCAGCTGCCGGCCAAGCGCGGCGCCGGCTACACGCTCGTGTTCACACACGATGGATTCCGCAATCCGGACGGATCCGCCGATGTGACAAGGGAGGTCGATGTACCGTGACAGCCGAGCTGATCCCCATCGAATCGACCGCAGGCGCGCAGCTCTGCACGCTCGAGCAGGTCAAGTCCCGCCTCGGCATGGACAAGTCCGGCGACGACGACAAGATCTCGGCCCTGATCGCGGCCGTCCTGCCGACGTTTTCCAAGCGCCTGCGACGCGAGCTCATGCCGCACGTGACCGCCCCGCGCTCCTTCGACGTCGAGGGCGCGTTCGTGGCCCTGGGCGCCTCGGACCTGCGCTCCGCGTCCAGCGTCGTGCTCACGCTCGACGACACCGATAGGGTGCTGACCCCCGGCATGGACTACATGCTGTGGCCCTTCGACGCCCTGACGGGCACCGCGGGCTACCTCAAGATATCGCGCAACATCAGCCTGCGCTCCACGTGCTTCGATGCGTTCGGCATCGTGCCGCTCATCGTGACCGGCGACTGGGGCATCTGGGACCGCGTCGAAGACGTACCCGCAGACGTCAACATCGCGGCCATCGAGACCGTGCTCTCCTGGCTCGATCGCCCCTCGGCCGAGATCGCGATGATGGGCGGCGGGGATCCGCGCTACATGGAGCCGGCCGCGCCTCAGACGTGGGACATCCCCGCAAGCGCGTGGCGCAAGCTCTCGGCGTACAACCGCCCGGTCGGGGTGGTGTGAGATGAAGTCCAGTGTGCCCGCACTCAAGGTCGCGCTCAAGGCGCGTCTCAAGGCTGACCCCGCCTTCGCCGGCGAGGACACGATGGTATCGATCGGCAACCCCCATCCGGCCCGTGCCACGCGCGAACTCGTCGCCATCGGCAAGGTCTCCAACCGCGTGACCGAGTACCGAGGCAGCATGTCCCAAGGCCGAGAGACCTACGACATAGCAGTGCTGGCAAGCGTCATCGGGTCCGCGGCCCTCGGTCACGAGGAGCTGCTCGTCAAGGCATATGAGCTGGCCGCGGATGTGGTGGCGAGCGTCCTGGACTGGCGGAACAACGCCCAGCGATATGACGGGATCGTCGACATCATCACCGAGGGCGTGTCCGACGACGACGAGGCGGTCGACACAGACGGTCGTGAGGTATCGGTCACGCTCTCGTTCCACGTGACCGCAAGCATCGTCTGATGGCTGTCGACCGCGCCGGCGAGGCGAGGCAGTCGGTCTCCGCCTACATCGACCCGACCCAGCTCAAGGCGCTCAAGCGCGCCATCCAGGACGCGGGCAAGGAAGCCCGGCGCTCCGTGCGCGCACGGCTCAAAGAGGCCGGCACCGTCGTGGCCGTCGAGATCAAGAGCCGCACACCTGTCGGGAGAGTCAAAACAACCGAACGGAAGCGTGTGGTCGGAGCGACTCTCTCGTCCCGTATGGGAAAGGGAGGCGCCACGCGCACGGCCGCGCACGGCAACGGTCTGCTCAAGCGATCCACGAAGCTGCGCATGGGATCCCTCTCGGTCGCGGTCTACAACGACGCCCGCGCCGTGAGCCGCAAATACCCCGGCGGATACCGCTACGGCAAGCGCATCGAGTTCGACCCGAGCTACTCCTCCCGCTACGCGTTCTTCTATCCGGGCTTCGATGCGTCCAAGGACCAAGCCCTGAAGCTCTTCGACAAGCTGCTCGACGACATCACGCGCGAGTACCTGCGCGGCTGACACCCCCGCGACTATGGGTGTGAGAGATGGGAGCACGACGTGAAGCTGACCAAAGACCACAAGCGCCTGCTGCGCGAGACCGGCGGACTGATCGTCGGCGGGCGGCTCGTGACGTATAAGGAGCCCAAGCCCCGCGTGAAGCCCGAAGCGGTCAAGGCCGCAGACAAGGAGACCGGCCATGACCCCAAGCTATAACGGCGGAGAGCACTGGTTGGGCTTCAAGCCCGAGCTGGTTCCGGGGGTGGCCGAGGCGACCGTGACCACGTTCCTCGTCACCGAGTCCGTCTCCATGAACCCCAACCCCAAGCCAATCGAGCGCAAGGCCCAGATGGCGACCGCTCGCCGCCTGCCTTCGCGCCGCGGATGGATCGCCCCGGACGGCAAGACCAGCTGCGAGATCCACGCCAGCCAGCCCCAGCCGTTCTACTGGGCGCTCGGCAAGGTTGTCAGCACGCAGCCCGCTCTGGCGACCGACCCGTTGGTATTCCTCCACACGATCACGGACGGTGGGGCCCCCGTCTCGTTGACGGCAGAGGCCGACCAGGTCTACTCGAAGAAGAAGCAGTCCGGGGTGCGCGTCGACAAGCTCACCCTCAAGGCCCAGGTCGGAGAGATGGCCGCACTCGAGATCGCATGGTTCGGCCTGACGCATACCGAGGGAGCCGAGCTCACGTCGGTCCCCGTGTTCCCGACGGCTCCGATGACGTGCGTCGCGATGACCGTCAAGATCGCCGGCCAACAGGATCTCCGAATCCCAGAGGTGGAGATCGTCCTGGACAACGCGATCGAGCAGCTCCCCGTGCTCGAGGACGCCCAGGGTGGACCTCACGTGGCGCGCCGCAAGGAGGCGCTGAAGGTCACGGGCAAGCTCAAGTTCATCGACTTCCCCGCCGAGCAGCTCGCCGTGATCCGCAACGCGGGCAGCTTCGAGCTGGTCACCGATCTTCTCGGAGACGTCATCAGCAACGAGTACCGCGAGTTCGTCCGCATCACGCTTCCCGCATGCCAGTACACCGGCGGTCTGGACGCCGAGTCGGGCTCCGCGATCATCACCGGCGATGCCAACTTCGAGGGCTTCTACGACGTCGTCACCGGCGAGCAGGTCGTCATCGAAGTCCAGGACACCGTATCCGTCATCACCGAGTAAGAGGAGGCCGACCCGTGCGCATCATCCGAGACTCCGACACCGTCGAGTACGTCGACGAGTCGGGCGACAAGCTCGTACTACTCTCCGCTCCGCGCCAGCGCGACGTCGAGTCCTCCGACCTCATCGAGCGCGATGAGGCCATGGGCCAGATGCAGGCTTTGAAGAAGAGCGGCATCGACACCGACGCTTTCATGGCCGATGCCAAGAAGGACCGCGACGCGCTCGAGGCCGCCAAGGAAGCGGTCAAGACCTCGCTGCCCGCGGCCAAGGTGCGAGAGTTCCGGCTCAAGTCGCTCGGCATCAGGCTCGTCATCGGTGGAGAGAACATCGGCGGAGAAGCCATCGTCACGTCGTACCGCGATATGGACCCGATCTCGGCCGCGTGGATCGACAAGTGCGTCGGCGAGACCTGGATGGGCGCCCTGCCGTCTGATGAAGACACACGCGGCGAGGGTGCTGATGCTCCAGTGCCTGTCGGCGCCACCGTCAGCACCCCCGCTTAACGCACTGAGCCGCAACCCGCGCATCGCCTCTCTGATCGGGCTCTACTCGCAGGCCAAAGACATGGGTGCACTGCCCAACCCGGGCGCGCTGCTCTACCAGAGAGCCGACCACTACGCGTTCTTCGCGATCTTCTCAGCCGCGATAGCCGAGCACAAATACATCACGAACAAGGGGTGATCCCATGGCCGCCAACGCACGCATCCTTGAGATCATCCTTCGGGCCAAAGACGAGTCGAGCAAGGTGTTCGACCAGGTATCGAAGTCGAGCGCGACGTTCTCCGACAAGCTCGGCTCGGTAGGCAAGTCGGCGACGCTGGGCGTGAGCGTCCCGCTGGCCGGTGCGGGCATCGCCGTGGCCACGCTGGCCGCGAACTTCGAGACGTCGATGAACGTCCTGCAGACCAACGCCGGCGCGACCGGTGCCGAGATGCAGAAGCTCGAGACGTACGCCAAGAAGATGGGCGCCGAGACCGTGTTCTCCACTCAGGACGCGGCAGACGGCATGCTCGAGCTTTCCAAGGCCGGCATGAACACCGAGCAGATCATGGGCGGTGGTCTGGCCGCTGCTATGTCCATCGCCGCGACCGAGGGTATGGCCCTCGGCGATGCCGCGACGGTCACCTCCAACACCATGAACATGTTCGGGCTGAAGGCTGGCCAGGCGGCCACGATCGCCGATACGCTGGCGGGCGCGTCGGCAGGGTCGACCGCCAGCGTGCTCTCCCTCACGGAAGGTCTGGCCCAAGTGGGCCCCGGCGCCAAGAACGCGGGGCTATCACTCAACGAGACCGTAGCCGTGCTCGCGGCGTTCGACGATGCAGGGGTCAAGGGATCCGACGCCGGCACGTCGCTCAAGACGATGCTCGTTAGTCTCGTTCCCAAGACCGACAAGGCCGCGTCGATGATGAAGAGCCTCGGTCTGTCGTTCGTAGACAGCAAGGGCAACATCGACGACGTCGCCACGGTCGCGCAGAAGCTCAAGGACAAGCTCGGCCCTCTATCCCAGGAGCAGCGCACGGCTGCCATGGCCACCATGTTCGGTTCGGACGCGACGCGCGCGGCCTCGATCCTGATGGACCAGGGCGCCACCGGCATCCAGAAGTACATCGCGTCGACGGAGCAGTCGGGCAAAGCGGCCGAGATGGCCGGTGCGCGCCAGAAGGGCGCCGCCGGAAGCATCGAAGCGATGATGGGCTCGCTCGAGTCGGCCGGTATCGCGCTCGGGCAGGCGCTGCTACCGATCATCACCAACATCGCCAAGGATGCGGCCGTTGTCGTCAACAACTTCGCCGGGTGGTGGGAGGCGATCGGTCCGGGCGGGCAGAAGGTCGCGCTTATCCTCACCGCGATTGTCATCGCCGCCGGCCCGCTGGCCAGCATCATCAGCGTCATCACCGGGGTGGTCGGCCTGCTCTCGTCCGCCTTCGTGATCGAAGGCGTCACCGCCGCCGCCGCATGGCTCGCCACGATCTGGCCCGTCGCTCTCGTCATAGCCGCGATCGCGCTGGTGGCAGGCGGCATCTACCTGCTCATCAAGAACTGGGGAACCATCGGCCCGTTCTTCAAAAAGCTCTGGGCTGGGGTAACCAAGGCGTTCTCGGGATTCTGGAGCGGGACCAAGACGTTCGTGAAGAAGTGGGGCGTCGAGATTCTGGCGGTCCTCGTGCCCTTCATCGGCGTTCCTCTCTTCATCATCAAGCATTGGAATGTCATCGGACCCGCGCTGTCCAAGATCTGGTCCGGGGTATCGAAGGGCGCGAAGAAGGGCATCGACTCCGTCGTCGGGTTCGTGCGCTCGCTGCCGGGCAGGCTGCTCGACGCGCTGAAGGGGCTTGCAGCCACCATCACGCGTCCGATAGATGCAGCCTGGAACGTGCTCCAGAAGCTCAACCCGTTCATGCGGCACTCCCCGTCATTGGTGGACAACGTGTTGGCCGGAGCCAGCACCATCGCCAGCGCCTACGCGGGCGTATCGGGAATCAGCATCGCCAGCCCGACACTCGGCGGCCTTTCCATGCCGGCGTTCGCCGGAGCACAGTCGCTGGGGCAGGGGCCCAGTCTGCCCGGGCAGACAGGCGCCGGGGGCCAAGCGTGGCGCATCTATCTGGACGGCCGTGAGCTGACACGTGCGACCGCTAAGACCACTGCCGCCAACGGGCGCAGCGGGGCGCGATGATGGAGACGCTACGGGTCTATAAGGCAGGCTTGGCCGAGTTCTCCGAGATCACCAGCGCAACGCTCGGGGGGTTCTCGGACCTGACTATCAACCAGGTGCGCAACGGCCCGGGCGGACTGACGGTCGGACTCGCCGCCACGACCATCGCCATGTTGCACGCGTGGGTGGGCGAAGCGTCCAGGGTGGAACTCTGGGCGGACGGGGTCAGGCAGTCCGCCTACGTGGTGGACAAGCACAGCCCACGATGGGGATCCCTCACGGCCACGCTCGATTGCGTGGGTGCGATGATCCACGCTCAGACTCCCACCACCACCGTCGACTACGACGCTTTGACAACACCGCTGGCGGCGGCGTTCCAGGCACTCGTGGCGAAGGTCCCGCAGTGGGTCTGGAATCCTGCCAACGTCAACCTCCTCGACGCTCAGGCGAGCGGCAAGTACGACAAGGCTTCGGTGCTCACGGTGCTCCAGGACCTCGCCGAGTCAAAGCTCGTGACCGTCTGGATCGATGACGACAACGAGTTCCACGCCGAACGTCTGGACATGGCACCCACCGCCGCCCTCGAGCTTCGTACGACGGAGTTCCCGGACGGTGCGATCGTCGAGTTCGAGCCCACGTTCACCCTCGCGAAGCGCGAGATGAAGCTCGAGGTCATCCACGACCCGACGCTTCGGGTCGGCATGAAGGTCAACGTGCTCGGCGTGGGTGACGGACGGCCTTACCTCGACGTCATACAGCAGATCACGTCGACCATCGGCGAGGAGACCGACGAACTGCTGCTTGGCTACCTGCCCCCCGTCATCGTCGTGCAGGATAAGCCCCTACCAACCACAGACCAACCCGGCAAGACGCTCACCACAGACGCGAACGGCGACCCTGCATGGACCGACCCTGCGGAGGCGGCAGCCGCGGCGACTGAGGACTACCTCGACGACCTTCCCGACGCCGCAGGAAACCCCGGGGGCGGCAGAGCTCCAGATCAGGTACTAACGACCGATGCCGCAGGCAACCACGTCTGGGTCAGTAAGAGCAGCCTGGCCGGCGGAAACAGCCTGTCGCTCTGGTACGCGCAGATTGTGAGCTGGAACCCCGGCGGCGGCATCTTGGGTGTCAGTCACGGGGGCTTCACATGGGGGATGGATTGCGCCCTCGGCTGTACCACCGCGATCGGGGTCTGGGTCTGGTGCATCTGGGACCAGGCAGCGGAAAAGGGCCTTGCAGTATCCGAACGCTTCTTCGCTACGGACTAG